AGGTGAAAATTTAGCATTTGCGCCCATATTAAAGGTATTTAACCCTGACCCTAGAGCTGTAGAACCTGATAAAGTTTCTCCTCTGTCTGCTCGACCTGCACATAGTACAGGACTGCTTGGTTCGGATACGGAAGTATTTCTATCATCAAAATCTGGTTTGTTTAAACATATAAGGGGCTGTCCATCTATATAAATATCATATAGTGCTTCTATTTCTCCTTCACAAATTGCATAAACAATATAAATAGTATCTGGGTCACCAGAAGGTGTATCAGCAAAGACAGGAATAGCTGGAACTTTACGAACACCATAAACAACAGGTAAGTACTTTGCTGACATTTCAATAGCAAGTTTTACATCTCTATCACGAAACTTCTCTTCCATTGACATTTGAACTTTCTTTTTAATTCCAAAAAGTCCATGACTTGATGTTTTTAGTTTTGGTTCAAAATACTTTTCTTGATAAGTTGCTAATACATTTACACTTGTGTCTCCATGCATGAATCCCATATCATATGAATAATCTGGTTTGAGTGCTGCGTCTTTCTGAGGTGTTCCTTCTGTAGTGAGTGCTCGGTGTGTTTCATCAGAAGTCATTCGACCTTGTATTCTACTAAAATCTGCCCAATGACTGTTTAATGTCCATGTTACTCTGCTAGATTTTGAAGGGTCTTCGTTTATGTTTGTTTTTGTAATAAGTCCTTTAAAAATAAGAATACTTGCATTTCCTTTGATTTCTCCAGTTTCTGGATCAAGAAATACTTTATGTACTTCTACATTTTTATTAAGAAAGCTAGGATTTGCTAAATCAGTGCCTCTAGCAGTAAGAGGTCCTTTTATTTCTTCGGATTCTAGTGATAAAGTATATAATTCTCCTGTTGAATTACTAGTAAAAGCATCATCTAAAGTTTCTATTGTTATGTTTTGATTTGAACTTGTGAACCCTGTAATTAGGAATATTTTGTTATGATTTGAACCAGAGCCATCGTTTGCTTCAAGTTTTATTTTGTCTCCCTCTTTGAATCCTTCTTCTACAAAATCAATAAGAGTAGAACAAGTAATAGTACTTCCAGAGAAAGTTAAGTTACCAGATACAGAAGTTCCTAATGTTTCTGCTGCTATTGTTAAAGTCATGCTTGAAGCTTTTGCTTGCATACTTTCTTTATATCCAGTTACTTTTAGTAATTTATTTGCTCGATATATTTGAGAACCATTTGCACTTCCAGAGTCATTTGTCGATCCATCATTAAAACTTATATCTCTTGCTCCATCAGTAAGATATACAAATTTATTTGCATTTGTAGAAAAAGTTTTATTTGCATTGGGTAATTGTGGGCGTTCAAATTTTACAAGATGTGCGTATTCAAACGCTTCATTGTTTATAAGCGTTGTACGAATTGTAGAATTGACGGAACGTTCAGTAGGCATTAGGGTTGAGCCTCCTCTAAGTTAAGTGAAAAAGTATATAGGTTATTTGTGCCTAAGGAGTACTCCCTAACGTCAGAGGATTGAATAACTCTTACAAGTGGAGTAACAAAGTTAAGTGTGCTATTATCTGCTACACTATATACTAAATTTGGTTGACAATATATTCTGTATTGATTTGCAGACGGCGCTGATTCTCCTGAGTAATAATCTGAATTTGTTTGTACTCTTGTAACTGTGTAAAGTTTTGTATGATTGCTATTTGCACTATCAGTGATTGTAAAAGTATCTCCTCGTTTTGGAGTACCTGTTAATGAAGAATGATCTGCTAAAAAGTTATCTTTTCCAGCTGCGTATGCCCCATCAACAGTAAAAGTACCAGAATAAGTTGAATCTTGTGCATCTGCATATTGTGGTAAAGATACAAAGAAAGGTTTTAATCTGCCTTTTTTCTCTGTTAAGAAAGAATAAACTGGTTCAAACTGAGCACGAGTAAGAGGATTATAAGTAATTGCTATTTTTAATCTTTCTCCTACTAAACTACGAGTAACAACTCTTCCACTATTTGTTCGAGACATCATAGTAGGTTGCTCTTTTGTAAAAGTTACAGAGGCAAAGCCTGGCCCATAATTTGCTGCTGAATTTACATTTTGTCCTGCTTCGTCTATTCCAAAAGCAGGATCTGGTAATCTATTTGCAAAACTACTGAATGCTCCCATTATCCGTCTCCTCCATACCCAACATTTACATCAGGTAAAAAATCTTGTCCATAGGAGTTAGCGGCATCTCTAATTGCTCCGACTACTGCTCCTTGATTGTTTGTTAATACTTCTTGTACACTTGCTCCGTCTAGTGCGCTTACATTGAAAGTTAGATTCATACTATTATTTCCACCGAGTGCGTAGTTTGGTATAATTTCTTCTTTTGTTACGACTTCAGGTCCTCGCTCTCCAACTAACATTCCACCATCTGCGTATCCTTTTCTTCCCATTGCTCCACCTGGTGTAAAGTTATTAGCATTGGATCCGACTCCTTGGCTTCCTCGTAAAAATGCAGTTTCTCCAGATGACATTCCTTGAGATACGTCTACTCTATTGCTTCGTTGTCCTCCAACATTTATTTCAGAAGGTGGTTTTGATGCTCCAGAAGAGTCTCCACCTTGGAAAGTTGTTTTCTTAATCAAGGCAACCTGAGCTAAACCAAGAGCTGTAATTGCAGCGGCTAATGCTATTCCTAAAGGCCCTGGCATTGCTGAATAAGCCATTGCTGCCGCTGTTGCAGTAGAAATAATTGCTGTTGCTATTTTGATTTTCTTGTCTTGTTCAAAAGCTTTCTTTTGGATAGCAAGTTTTTTAGCTTCCATTTGTGCTATTTTTGCCAAAGATTCTTTTGATTTACCGTCCATTTTCTTTTCGGCAGAAATCATATTGTCAATTTCTTTTACACGAGATTGAGCAAATCCTTGTTGCGCAGCTCCAAATGCTGATATAGCACTACCGACTGCTTGAGCTCCTGCTATAGCTCCTGCTACTTGTTCGTTTGAAAGACCGATTTTATCAAAAAGTGGTTCTTCTCCCATAACTGTTGTTATGTTTGCTATTGTTTCTGACATATTTGATATTTGTGTAACCATTTGAGTAAGAAACCCTATTGAAGCTCCAAATCCTTCATTTAGTTTTCCAATAGCTTCGCCCATTTGGTTAAACGCTGTTGTAGCAACTGCTGTTCTAGCGGCAACTTTATCTGTTCCTTCGTCCATTTGTGAAAAAGCTGTTATAGTTGTAAATAGATCATCACTTACTAGCCCTTTTGTAATTTCACTTTTTACTTTACTTTGTGCATTTTCTTTTCTTTTCTTGTTTAGTTTGTCTTCTGCGTCTATTACATCATTAACTCTGGCAATAGTTGCATCGTAAGCGTCTAACTCTTCTTGTGTGAAATCTTCAAAGTTAAAAGCTGCAAAAGCATCTGCTTTTATTTGTTTTTGTGTATTTAGGAACTTCTCATGTTGTTTATCAAGTAAATCTTGTTCTTCTTTAGCCAGTGCTTTCGCATTAGATATAGCACGTAAAGTCATTGACATTTCACTTGCTTGAGCTCCTGATAGCGCTGCTCTATATGCCATATCTGAGTCTGCAATACTTCTATTTAATTTTGCTATTTGTTGAGTATTTTTTAAATCTTGTAAGGATAAATTTATTCTAACTTCTTCTATTGCTAATAATTCTTGAGCGGTATCTAATTGCTGATTTTTTAGTATAGTATTTTGTGTTTCAAGACCTGTAATTTGTGCTAAAAGACCTTCATTGTCTTTTGTTTCTGCGGCTAGCTCTTTTAATACTTTTATCTGTACATTATTTGCTTCTATTTCTGCTTCACTTCTATCTTTTGTTAGTTTTAGTGTTCGTGATGCGCCTTCTACACTTAGTTTTTCAAATTGTTTTGCTACTTTTATTGCAGCATCCATTCCTTTTAAAGTTGTTTGTAAGTTAATTGCATTTTTTTGCAATTCTTTAAAAGCTTTAGATAATTCAGGAAGTCTTGTTGCTGCATTCTCTGCTGTTAAACCAAACTTTTTTGCTTGGGTTCCCATTCCTTCTAATATTTCTTCGATTTCTCCTTTATCTGTTGTATCTTTTAGTTGTCCAATTGTTTTGTCCATTGCCTCAAAAGAAGATAGTGCATCATCAAATTTTGTTTTCTTTTCAAATGTTTGAAAGAATTTACCAAAGACTCTTTCATTGTCTGATACTTGTTTTTGTAGACTTACTAGTTCCCCATTTATTTTGTCAACTTCTTTACTTGCGCCTTTGAATAAATCTACTATTTCTTGTACGGATGCCTTCGTTCCTCCGTCTTCGTCTAAGACTATTCCTGCTTTAGTAGCAGTATCTATAATTGATTTTCTTAGAAGTTCTCCTTCTTTGCTTTGGTCTGCGAATATTTCTTTTAGATTTTCTTGGAGTCCTTGTTGTGTTTTTTGTTCAATTTTTAGTGCTGCTTTAGCTCTGTTCTCTATAAGTCTTTCATTAGTGTCTACTTCGCCTGATCCCATTGATCGAGTTTGTGAAGCTCGTAGACGCTTTTCAGTTGCTTCCTGAAGCTTTTCCATTTCTACTTTAGCATTAAGAGATTCATTGGATAGTTCTTGTAAAATACCAGATGTTACTTTAAACTTTTTAATACTTGCTTCGCCAGCTGATACGCCTGTTTTATTAATAGCATTTCTTAGTTGTTCAAACTTTTCGGGCATACTTTCTACAATTTCCCCTAGCCCTTTTAATGCCTTAATAGGAGGATCAACCATATCTTTTACTTTTGTAAAGACAGTACTAAGTACACCAAAAGCAAATATAGCTTGACCTATAAAAGGAATCATGTTTAGTAGTGCTGATCCAAAGAATTTAATTCCTACACTTGCTAGTTTTGCATTTCTTCCTATCATTGGAAACACTGCTGCAAGTTTTCCTCCAGTTGCTGCTGAAGTATTTGCATTTTTTCTAAAGTCTTTGAATTGTTTATTGGCTTCTTTGAAACCACCAATAGGGCCTGCTTGATTAATTGCGCTAAGACCTGTACTAGTTCTATCTGCCATGTCTACTTGAGAAGCAGCTGTATTCATTGCAGGTAAGACATCCATAGCCCCTTTATTTGCCTGTTGTAATTCTTTTAAAGATTGTATTTCTGCTTTAGTTACTGCTATTCTTGCTTTTGCATTCTTTTTTACTGTTTCTGTTCCTTTTCCTTGGGAAGTTTTTCTAGCGGATGTTAGTCTTTTTTCTGCATTTACTAATTCTTTTTTAATTCGTTTTTCATCAACTGACCCTTTCTTTAAGTCTTTTTGAAATTTTTTCATACTTGCTGTAGGTTTTTCAATAGCTAGTATTTGATTTCGAGAAGCCACTACACTTTCATCTGCACTTTCACTTAAAGCAGTTGCAACTGAATGTTGATGTTCTGCAGCTTCTTGTGCTCGTTGAGACATTTGTCCAAGAGCTGGAATCATTGAAGTTAAGATTGTACTTCCAAAAAGTACAAGTCCACCTATCATGGCACTTCCTGATCCTGAGAATAAGTTTGCAATAGGAATAAGTACGGTGTTTATAGCAGTAAGTCCTTCTTTTGAAAGATCAGTAAAAGCTGCTGCTAGTTTATCGTAGGGGTTGACATCAATTGCATCAGCAATATCACCATATTTTTTGGCTCCTTGCTCATTAATTGCGTTTAAAAATGCTTGTTGTCTTTGAAATTGTGTTAACTGATTTGCACTTTTATTCAAAGTAGTTGCATAGGCTTCTGTAGCATCATCAAGACGAACCATAATACCTAATTCATCCAATATTTCTGGTTCTAGTTTGATAGCACCTCGTGTTAACCTATCAAACGCATCATTTAGATTTCTACCAAGAGCTAATGAAGCTCCTCTTGCTACTTTTGCAAGTCCTTCTAAGTCTGCTGATGAGAAACCTGCGGATAACGCTAAAGAAGCTCCTTGTAGTGCTTCTTGGGTTGATAGCGCTTCTCCTGTGATTTCTTTTAATCTATCGACAACAATGCTTGTAGTTCTACCTGACTCATTTGCCATAAAAGTAAAACCTTCAACAAGTTGTTCGAAAGCCGCAGCTTGCCTAAAGGCATTGAACGCTGCCGTTGCGGCAAAAACGTTAGCTGCTAATGTTGCATATGCTCCAACTAGTCCGCTAGAGCCTCCGCCGATTGTTTGTGAAAGTTTGGCAAAGTTTTTTGTGCCGTTTGCTGTTTGAATTAATCCTTGTTTTTGGCGTCCGTAGTTCTTCTCTTGAGTTTTATCAAGTTGTTTCGTAGACTTGTTCGTTTTATCAATCTGATCAGCAAGACCTTTTTGTTTTTTCTGAACAATATCAAAGCCATCAGCAGTTGCTATAACTTTAAATTTAATATCGTTTGATGCCATTAACTTTTTCTTTTCATTCGGTCATACTCAGCTTTTAACTTTTTCTGAGATGTTTCGATTGCTCTACTGTCTAACCACAGTAATAATTCAAATACAAATTCTTTGTTGTGTTCCTCGATTCCATAATGTTTTAATAGAAAGTCGAAGTTTGCATAGTCTTTGCCAATATAACCTATTTCTGGGTAGACTCGGTCTCCCATACTATTAAATATATTCATTGTTATAACGACTAAGTCAGGAAAATCCTCCCAGTCTGGAGGACATTTTTCCCAGTTGGGTTCTTCTCCCATTTGTTCCATCATTGCAAGATATTGGTCTTTTGTCATGCCAATATCTTTATTGTCTAGGAATAATTCAAGTTTCTTTTTTAACTTTTCCTTTGATTTTTGTGCGAAAGTTTTCTAAATCAAAGACTACCTCGTTGAGCCAGTTATCGAACTCACTTGAATTTTCTACTAATACTTGGGCATTTGCCTCTGAAAATTCCATTTCTTTAGTGGCGTCTTGTCCTTCTAAGTCTACAAGTAATAAGTCTTGTAAAAATTCTAATTTTAGTCCTTTCCAATTTTTAACTGTTGATTTTGTAAATTCTTCAACAAATTTTTCATCATTTAGTTCATCTTCAAATTGACGAGTTTTGCGATTAAATTTATTAGTTGTGCACTTCTTACGAAGGCTTGTTAACTCTTTTCTTGATAAATTTGCAAGTTCAACTTCAAATCCATCTAATCCTGGGAATTCTACCCAAGTTGTTTTACTATCTACTAGTAATGATTTTAATTCCATGTTGTTATATTCTCCTAATATGTTATAACGGTTGATAAGTTTGCAGGATTGCCTATCAAACGATAGTCAAAAGCCTGCGTAAATGCGTCTGCTGGAGTAGTTCTTTTAGTAAACATACAGTTTGCTAAGTTTGCATCTAAAAAGGTGCTACCATTCACTACAGTTTTTACACGAACAGTTGTGTCTGTGTTAAAAGTTTGCACTGTACTTGAGTTATTACTAGTAACATATTGAACTATGTTTCCAGATACAACTCTTCTTCCAAGAGTAAACCCAGAAGGATACATTGCATTTGAAGCACTAGTAACTGAAAGACTGCTTTGTAATGTTTCATAAGGTGTCCATTCGATTTCATTTTGAACACTTAGTGTAGCAGATATAATGTTTGAAACATCTGATCCGCCAACTTCCACATCAATAAGCGATAAGGTGGGAGTTCTTGTGGAACTGGCACTCACCAGTGAACCTGGGAGTGAATAAGGAGTTAGACCGTCTAAAGGGTCATATCCATGTCCTACTCTTTCTAACTTTTGAGCCTGTCCTGAAACAGTCAAAGTTAAAGCTGAACCTTTCGCTAAATTAAAATCGCCATTTACCATGACACATTCATTTAATTTAAAAGTGCTTTCGCCAGTTACGATATAAAGGTCAAAAGAATTAACTCTTATTTGCCCCTCTGTAGAATCGTAATCTGTCAATAGACTTTTTACAATTGTTTCATCTTTTTCTGTTGTTAGATGAACTGTAAAACTAAAGTCCGCAGGATTAGCTTTTGTTACGCTTGTTCCTTGAAACATTTTTGTTTGATCGTGCAAAGTCTTTACTTCGTATGCATCTTCCGCAAATGTTTGTGAGAACGATACGTCAGGAGTCGTTTTTAATAAGTAACGACTCCCTCCGTATACGAGGTGTACTTTACTTTCTTTTAGAAAGTTGTACGCAGTTGTCATTGTTATACGCCTAAACTATGATTAGTTGCGTATTGTGAATCTGAGTGAGTTGTTGAACCCTTATATTTTACAGTCATTTCATTACCTACTAATAAGGTTTCTCCATGAGCTGCAAATTCTACAGTTGTAGAAATCAAATCCGCAGTTTCAATTGTTGGCACAGTTAAATGTGCTCTTGGTATATCAAACTCTACTACTGGAGTAGCTGTAGATGCTCCACCCATAAATAAACTCATATCAAATGAGTTAGTTACAAGGTCGGTTGCTCCTGCTAAGTCAGTAAGTAATTGGTTTGATCCGTTGTTTTTTGTATCCAAATAACAAGTTAAAGAACCAGTAATTTGTCTAGCACCTGTGAAAGAACCAATCGGTTTATCCACAAGACCTAAAGTTTCTGGAGTTACATAAGTAACATTATTAGCGATAGTAATTGAACCACCAGTAATATTGATATCATATGTTGTTGCATCTAATCCATTAGAAGATGCTCCACCACCTTGTGCTGCACAAGATAGACTTAATGTTGACAATTTGTTTCTTAAATAATCAGCGTCGTCTGGTCCTACACAGTCAGCATAGTTGTATCCTTCTACATAAGTAGCTGTGTTTCCACCGTTACCTGCAAATCCAGCTGTTCCACCACTTGCTTCGTCTGCATCCATAGCGCCAGAAGTATTAAAAGCACCATACTTGGAAGGATCTTCTAAGTATGTTGATACTTGGTCAATAGTTGTAGCATTTCCAGACCATGTTAACTGAGCAATTCCATCAATAGAAAAGTCAATTTCACATTGGTTTACTTGAGCTTCATTTAACCTATAAGTTGTATTTTCAAGAACAAAGAATATTGAAAGTTTCAATAATTCATGATGCTCTGATCTTTCAAACGATACATTTGCCTCTGAACCATTAATTGTAAGAGCTGATGCTGAAGTTCCTGTTAAAGCTCCTTCTGCAATATCTTTACCTGCCATAGAGGCCCATAAGATATTTTCAACCATATCATGGTCTCCACTTGTTCTCCAACTGTTTGTTCCATGCTTGAAAGGTCTTACATAAGTTCCAAACGACCATTCTGCTGGTGGTAGGGAATCATTGAATCGTTTTGAACCACGGTTAGGTGTAGCACCTGCTTCGTTGATCGTAACATCAGTAGATTCACTTCCTTGTGAAAAACTATATCCGTCTAGTACACCGATTCTAAAAGTATTAGCATCTGCGCCATTACCTTTGAATAGTCCTGTACCAGGTCTTGAGTTATCTGTTGTTGTTGTGCCTGTAACACCTGCTGCTTTTATTACAAAGCCAGTTCCACTTCCAGTTGTTGCGGATTGTGTACAATCAGCATTATCTGCCAATGCATGTCCACGGAAGTTATTTGGAACGTATACTTCTGTAACTGTTCCAGAATTAACTGCTTTTACAATAACTTTTACTTGATCATTACATGTGATAATATCACCGACAGCGTGTCCGCTACCTCCTGTAATTGTATCAAAAGCTACTGGGCAACCACCTGCAGTGTGCACTCCATTCACAGAGCTGACAAATACCTTGGTATTTCTCGATAAATTTAAAGCCATTTTGCTTTCTCCGTTTTTATAATGGAAAGGGGTGCGGCTACATTTTTATGTGCCTTACCTGTTTCCTAATAACGTACAGTGATTGCGATCTCTCCTATACCTAAAGGAGCAATTACTCCTTCATCAGTAGTTATTGAAGTAATAACCATCTCAGTTAAACTAAGATGTGGACTGACCGTATCATCGTACACTAAGGTATCATTGTCGTCTATGACTCTTTCGATGTCCTCTAACAATAATGCCAATTCTTCTTGAGCATCTTCTTCGTTTTTAACGTATGCTCGTATTCCTATATCTAAAAATCTCCACTTGAACTCGCCAGGTTGATACTCTCTTGTTTCATTTCCTGCGACTACACAAACTTTTGGATATTGTTGTATTTCATCCAAAAATATCATTTTTCCTTTTACATTGTCAAATACATTTGTGTTAAAAGGGTGATTTCCGTCTATTAACTTTAACTTTTCAACGATAGCTTCTATTACTTTTTTTCGTTTTGTTCTTGCTACCATTATATTCTCCTAAGTACGAATTTTGTTTCTAGTTGTCTCGTTGCCAACTCTCTTATACTTTTTTCTATAACCTTTCTTGGGTCAAAAGCACTTGGGTATCCGTACCCTCCTTCAAATACTTGATAAGGATCTTTTTGGTAGGTATAATCAATTTGATTTAATCCTGCTCTTGTTGGTATTACAGCAAGTACTTGTGCTGAATTCGCAAACCTACCTGAATCACTTCTTAAAGCAGGTCGTCCCATATTTCTTTCTACTTGATTTCCTAAATCTTTATTTAGTTGTCCTAGTAGTACTCCTGGATCAGTAGCTGCTCTTTCAAGAGGCTTCTTCTTTTGTTGTCCTTTTCTATCAGCTACAAGTTTTTGTTGTAGTGCTGCTTTTAAGAAAGTTCCTCCGCCTATTGTTCTTATAGGAATTTTTCTTTTCTGTTCAAAGGTACCTCTTTTTCTTGGTCCTTTATCGTTTAATTTTGTATTTTTACCTTTAAAATTTACACTAACATTTTTATTTCCTTTAAATCTATTAAAGAAATAAAGACGTAGAGCATCTTCATAAGCCTCGTATTGACTTGGAGAACCTGCTGCTTTCGGGTTTTCTGCAATTTCTAATAATATTGCTTTTAACTCTCTTATTGCGGCTGATTCTGCTTTGGCATCTGTTCTATTTCCACTTTTATCTTGTAAAGATAACACAGGTATAAATTCATTACTAAAGTTGCCTTTATCATCTACTATCATGTTATGTTGAATAGATAGATTTGCAAGTCCTTGAACCTTGCTAATAAGAGCTCCTAGTATGTCTTTTTCAGCTATAGATAAACTGCCACCATGCCGTTTCATTGTAGCCGCTTGAGCTCTAGCAACATCAATCTGAGAAGTTGCTATTCCAAACTGTCCGTGTCCAACTTCAAAAAAGGTAGAGGGACCAAGCTTATCGATTACTTTTCCATCTGGACCTTTTCTTTTTGCATCACGATCTGCAGTTCCTTTAGCATATTTTATATCTTCAACGTTTCCATATGCTTTATCAAGTGCGCCTTTTATTGCACCAGCAGTTTTTCCTTTATTCTTTTTTACTTCAGTTGCTCTTGCATAAGTACCGATAGACATTATAATATCATCTTTCTTTATTGGGGGTACTCCTTCTACTTTAAATGCTTTAGTACCTGAAGTTTTTCTTAGTGTTTGTATTGTATCTTTTACAATTCCTGTTGGAGGACTATTCTTTTCTTCTAATAGTGCTGCCTTTCCTACTTCATCCCACAACTTCTCGAACTTGTCGCTATCCTGAATAACTGAATCGTCTTTTCCTAAACCTGCTGCTTGTTCGAATTTTGCTAATCCTGCTTTAAACTCTTCTTTAGTTATAACAAGTATATGTCCTTCGACTCTTTCGTATTCTTTTCTTCCTGTTTGACGACCTGCTGTTTTTTGTTGCCCAAACTTTTTACTTTTTGGATTTTCTTCAATTATAGCATTTCCATCATCATCAAACTTTAATGCTTTTGCGGAAAGTCTTTTATACTCTTTTACAAAAAAATCTGCAGCTTTACCTAAGTTAGCTGTACCCATTACTTATGGACTTTATAGAAATCTAGTATCCTCTTAATATGGTCTGGGAATCCTATATTTTCTCTCAGACTTGTAGATACAGAGTTCTGTATCGAAGCTCCTGCAATTTGCATTCTGTCTTTTCTTTCGTCTTTCAAATAATATTTTACTAAATCAAAACATGCCAGTTTTAAATCTTCGGGTGTCGAAGCATAACCTGACCTATATATAACTTTTACTGCTGCTCTTCCTTTTGGAAAAGCTTTATCTGCAGTTGCAGTTGTTCTATAAATAGTATCTAGTTCAGTGTCTACTACGTATTCGTACTTACCACTAGAATCTGAGTTACCAGTTATTAGAGTTGTATAAGAGTTATCTTGTCCAGATCTTTCTGCTACGAGAGAGACGCTGACAAGTGGGCTTTCATCCACTAAAATAGCATTTGTATAATCATCAAGAATATCAAAATACTCTGTTTTATCTGTTGAGTAATAATCAACAAATGACGTGCCACAGTAAGTTTTTACTGCTTGACTTATGGCAGGCACTATAACATTAATTTTCGCATTTTCACTTTCTCCAGTGATCCCTGCGAAGTCCTTATACTGTTGTAATGTTACTAAATTTGCCATAATTAAAAGTGTGGGGCGATTAAGGCCGCCCCACGAATCCTGTCTAAGCC